GAAGGTGCCGTTAGTTGAGACGCTCTCCAGCGACTACGAAAGCCACTACAATACTAAAATTAGAAAGTGCCTGATTGTGATATCAGGCATGTCGACCTTGGCCTCCGGCAAGGGAAGCGTTATAACTTCCGTGGCGCTGATGGATGCTGCTTACGAGCATTACGTTTACGCCTATTACATAGGGATATCGAGCCCGACAAAGAAAGAAGTGCCGCCACTGGATTGTGAATTAAGTCTGACTTTGGAAAAGAAAATTTGCGCCAACCGGGATGAATTTAACGCCTTCGTCGCGGGGTATATGGAAAAATAAACGGCGTCGACCCACCTATAGAAATACCCAAGCGCCTGCCCAGTCTTGTCGCGGACGATGAAGCAGGCGTCATTCGCCTTCGCGGGGGGTCTTTCCGAAGGTCAGCATTAAGGCGGCAAGGGTTGCGGATTTAATGCTTTTGGGGAAACGCCTTTGTACACCTTAAGGACGGGCTGCGTTATAGCTCTTCGGAGAAGGTTTGATATTTGGCGTAACATGAAGCGCTGGCATTCGGGATTCTACAGCGGTGGGTGCCCATGCCGGAGTGGCAGCCAATGCAATCACCGCCAGCGCGCCGCTAACTGCACAGATTGTCGAGATGCGCGTCATGGTGTTTTCTTCGCGGAAGGGTCGATGTTGGAAACGAAACTTTGGGGCCTTGTCATTGGGGGTGGCATTGTTTGGCGTTCCGCCAGCGAACGCAGACACAACCGATGTCTATGACCCGGCTGGCAGCTTCCAAGTCGGTTTCAACCCGCCCACACCGTTTAGCGGAACACTAACGGTAGACATGGCCACCGGCGCGGTAACTGACTTTAACATCAGCGGAACTTTTCCTACTTTTCAATACGGCGGCCTAGAGACGGCGTTCCAATCCACCTCGACGACCTTAACGGTTATTCGACGAGGACTACACCACCGACCCCCCAACAGAGGTGGCCCTCGAGGGGGTCGTCCTAGGGGGAACCGCAACGCTCACCCCCGTTCCTAGTGGCGAAGGGCGGGAGAGCGATGACCAAGGGCCGAGGCAGCGATGCGCCTCGCTTTGCCGCCTGCTGGCCTCGCCCATGCGTTTTCGGGGCCGAGGCTACCCGGGCACCAGGCGGCGGGAAGCGGCGTTGGGGCATGATCGCAACTGCGTTGTGAAGCCGGCTGACAATGTTCCACAGTCGGCACCATGACAAAACCGAAACTCAAAAAACGCCGGCTAGTTATTCGCATGGCGACCCCGCTTGTAAACCAATTGAAGGCCTTAGCCGAACGTGACGGTCGGCCGCTTTCAAGTTACGCGCGGAAGGTTTTGGCCGATGCTGCAGCACGCGAGCTACCTGAAAGCCCGCGGCCATGAATGTGCCGGCTGAACAGGAAGGCTGGGGCGAGCTGGGCCCGGCCATGCGGGTGCTGACCGAGCGACAGCAGAATTTCGTGCGGGCATTGGTGACGGAAAAGCCCGGCTACGGGTCGCTTGTTCGTGCGGCCCGCCGTGCTGGTTACACCGAAAACAAAGCCAGCACGTTGTCAAAGGCCGCGCACCTTATGATTCACAACCCGAAGATCATGGCGGCCATCGCCGAAGAAGCGAAAAAGGTGGTTCGCGGTGTCGGGCACGCGGAAGCTGTTGCTGCAATCATGGATTTGGTTCGCAATCCCAATCACCGGGACCACGTCCGGGCTGTCACTATGGTCATGGACCGGGCCGATCCAATCGTCACGCGGCAGTCAATCGACGTTACCCACAGAGTTGTAGACGCTGACCAGGAGGCTATCGAGAAGCTGCGCGCGCTCCGTGAGCTCGGCACGCCCCGGCAGAAGCTTCTGGAACTGTATGGCGGCAACGGCCTGGCCCGATTAGAGCGGCTGGAAAAGGCCGACATAGAACGCCGATCCGATAAGGCGAAGGTCATTGACGGCGAAGTTGTCGAGGCCGAACAGCCATGAGCGACGACACTCCTGACCCACAGCGGCTCATTAAGCTGGCCCGTCAGACACTCTCATCGGCCGAGCGGCGCCGTAAGTTTCGGCAAATTGATTTCCTCGATACATCGTATTGGTATCCGACGCAGTTCAAATTCTTTGCTGCCGGCAGCAGCGGCGTGCATCAAAGACTGATTTACGGCGGCAATCAAAGCGGGAAGAGCATAAGCTGCGGCGCGGAAGTAGCGTGGCATGCCACCGGAGCGTACCCGCCATTTTGGACCGGCCATCGTTTCAAGAAGCCGCCTTTAATCTGGGTTATTTCTGAAAGTGTCATTCTCGGTCGTGACACTGTGCAGAAACGCCTTTGCGGTGACGAGGAGTTCGGCTCCGGTCTCATTCCACTGGAAAGCTTTACCCGCAAGCCGATCATGATCAGCGGCGGAATGAATGCCGTCGATACTTTGTTTGTTTCGCATGTCGACGCTGACGGTAATCCCGACGGTACCAGCACCATAGGATTTAAGTCGTACGAGCAAAGGCGCGAGAAACTGCAAGGCGCTAGCGTCGATTTCGTTTGGTGCGATGAAAAACCGCCGCTTGATGTGTATAGCGAATTGCTGGCGCGAACCTCAGCAACAAACGGCCATTTGATTGTGAGCTATACGCCGGTTGGTGCCGCCGGTGCTGAGGGCATTACGTACAAATATCTGTCCGAGTTCAGTTCAGATAGGGCCGTGTTCCGCATACCATCGGAAGAGGCAAAACATATTTCAGCGGAGCGGCGCAGTGAACTTGCCGACGAATACAGCGACGCCGAGCGCGAAAGCCGGATTGAAGGCACACCGCAGCGCGGCACCGGTCCGGTGTTCCCCATCGAATTGTTGCCCGACATCGTCAAGCCGTTTGACCCTGACACGATCCCGCAATGGGCAAAGTGGATTGTAGGAATCGATCTGGGTTTTGATCATCCCTTCGCGGCAGTGCTGATCGCATGGGTGCCGGATACTGATCAGCTTTGGGTCGTGGACAGCTTCTCGATGTCGCGGTCCTCGGCCATGTACCATGTTCAAAGAATACATTCGATGACACGAGGGCTGCGCGTGAGGGTTGCGTACCCGCACGACGCTTCGGTTCACGACAAGGGCTCGGGGCTGCCATTGGCGGCGCAGTATCGGGCCTACGGCGCGAACATGTTGAATACGTGGGCGCTCAACCACGGCACCACTAATTACAGCGTCGAGCCGGCGTTGGAAGAGATTCGCGCGTTTATGTTCGGCGGCAAGCTGACCATTGCCGGACACAATCACGAGCTGATCGAGGAAATGCGCGGCTACCATCGCGACGATAATTTTCGGCTGGTGAAGATCCGCGATGATCTGGTCAGTGCCTTCCGCTACGCGGTGATGTGCCGGCGCCAGGGCAAGGCGCTCGCCGAATATGAAGGCGTTGGCATCGGCAACATGCCGCTGGCCGGGCAGCTCCGCCGCGATCGCGAGCCGCAACTCGCCAAGGGCCTGGATTTCGACGTTTGGACCGGCCGGTAGCACCGATCTCACACCTTATTTACCGCGGCGCGCTTCCTCGCGCTTTGCTAACTCGCCTTTGCGCTCTGCAATCCTGTGAGCGAGATGTTTGGCGGCGTTGCCGTAGGACGCGTCGCGCTCGATATCGGCTCGCTCGTCTGATCGCACGCCACCCATGATTTGCAATGCAAGCTCGCAATCTATTTGCCGCATTTGATCCTGATCGAACTTGGTCATTAAAACGAAAAACGCGCTAGCGGCATAAGGCCGATTTTCCAAATAGCATTCCGGTTCGGGTCCTCCATGCGTCATCCAGTCGAGCGTTCTTACGAGCGCTGCATGGAAGGCTTCGCGGTACTTTTCAGGCATTGGATCGTAGTCGCTGCTCATCGGCTGGCCCCTGTCCCCACCTGCCGGTCTGCCCACGTTCTGCCCAGGCCTCAATTCTGGGCAGATTAGGCCGCATAGAAATGCAAGAAGTGCCTTATTTTATTGGTGCCGGGTGAGAGGATTGAACTCCCGACCAACGGTTTACAAAACCGCTGCTCTACCGCTGAGCTAACCCGGCATTTCTTCAGTATTTACAGGCTTTTCTTGCTTCCAGCATTTCC